ATGTTTTAGGTTTTCAAAAATGGACAAAAAAAATGTCCAAAAACGAAAATCCCAAAAAACTTTCCCAACAAAAAAACCAACATTTATTTACACAATGTAGTGAAGCTTTTTATAGAGTTTTTCAAAAATATTGATAAAACATTTACATTATGTAGTATTTTTTCAATTTATAAAAAAATGAAATGAAAAAGTTTTAATGAATTAAATACAAATTATATAAGATGACTAGTGTAACTGTTTATGACATTAATGTTTTTACTAATAATGATGATATTCAATCACAATTATCGACAATTGTAAAAGCACCAAAGTTTTTAAATTATGTTTCTAGACTTGATAAAAATATTTTAGATATAACAGGACTTCGTATTGACGGAGTAAAGTGGTTTTGTAATCCATCTAGTCCTGACCCTAATAAATTGGGGTTTTTATATATGGAATTATTGGCTACTGATAAGAGAAATGGGAAACCAACACCAGGTATTGTATTTTTAAGAGGTGATGCAGTAGCTGTATATCTACGTGTTATTGTTGAAAGACAAAAGTATGTAGTATTAACACGGCAAATGAGAACACCTGTTGGTAAATTAGTAGAAGAAATACCAGCTGGTATGATGGATGAAAAATCTTGTTTTGCTGGTGTAGCTATGAAAGAAATTTATGAAGAAACAGGATTAAAACCACCAAGTATGAATAGCCTAATACCTTTAGGATCTATTACTCCTAGTGCTGGAGGATGTGATGAGAAAATAAAACTATACTTTTGGGAAACCAATGTGAGTAAAGATATTGTAGAAAAAATGAAATCAAAGATTTTTGGAGCTGTTGATGAAAATGAAAGTATCCAGTTAGTATTTGTACCAGTTGAAGAATATGAAAATAAACTATCTATAATAGGAGATGTTAAGGCTATATGTGCACATCATTTTGCAAAAGAAAAAGGGTTGCTAAATGATACATGTATAAAGGTCAGCAAATGTTGTTGGTGGTTTTACACCTTTTAACATTTCAAACGCCGATTTTACGGCATAAAAAATAATTTAAAAATGTAAAATCAACAGGCGTGCTTATTTTGTTGTTTCTTAACGCCGATTGTCTTACTTAACCCTGTTTTTTTATTTACACAGGTGAAAGACGATGCTTTTACTTCACATTGAAACTCTACTGGTCTTGATTGGTTATTTATCCAGCATTCAGTTAAGTTCAATATGTTTATAGCAGAATTCTTATCCCTTGTTCTAAATACGACATTTTTGTTTTCGCAACTCACGCAATTAGAACAAGTAAATAATCTGTATATCTCTACTCCTTTTGTATCTTTGTAATGCTTTAATGGATTACGGCATTCACAACATTTTTGAGATGTATAAAATTCATTAATAGTTATTGTATCATACTTTTTATGAATTAGTTTCCTTAATCCTTTATTCATTGTGGGCATTATGTATTTCATTTGACTACTTCTACTCCAATTTCCATACCCAATGAGGATATTTTCTCCAAATGTTTCCTTTATTTTATTCAAAAATGTATCAATGCTTTTCTTACCATAACTATATTGTCTAAATTTCATTTTTCTCCAAACTTCTTTCTTATAAAAATCTGTGGTTTCTTTATTTAATTTATCCTTTTCTACGAGATACACTTTGAATTTTTCATAATTAACTGATTTACTATTTTGCGTTGATAATCTTGTTTCTTTTTCTATAATTTTATGTTTCTTCTTTTCTTGTAATAATATTCTTTGATTTCGTTTTCCATAACTTTCTATTTTTCGTTGTGATGCAGTATATTCTAATTTGTTTCCTTTTTTATCCATCATATAAACTAATGAATGCTTACCAGGGTCGCAACCAACTATATTTCTGTCTTTCAATGTGTCTAATTCTTCTTTGGATAAATCTTCTATGGTATGAAAATCTTGTTCTTGTTTGGAACAAAAATAATCCAAAACTAATATACCTATAAAACAATATAAAAATAAAATGACATACATTATAACATTTTATTTACACCATATTTACACCATATTTACACCATATAATTATCAAAATGTCAACTATTACACACGAATATTTTAATTTGACGCGTGACTATAAGTCTAAATATGGAGAACATACCATAGTTTTACTACAAGTTGGCGCTTTCTTTGAAGTATATGGTTTGAAAAACCCCAAAACTGGCGAAATACTGAACAGTAATATAACCGAGTTCTCCCAAATATGTCAACTCAATATTTCCGAAAAAAATATTTCTATGGAAGGTTCTCCCATTATGATGGCCGGATTCCGAGATTATACATTGGAAAAATATTTGCAAAAACTTACGGAATCTGGATATACTGCGGTTGTATATGTCCAAGAAAAAGACGGTAAATCCGTGAAACGTGTTCTCCAAGGTGTTTATTCTGCCGGAACAAATCTGTCCTATGATACCGATAGTAACCAACAAATTAGCAATAATATAATGTGTATATGGGTTGAAAAGTTCAAGGCTATTCGGAATATGGGACAAGATACATTTGTATGCGGAATAGCGGTTGCAAACATTTTTACAGGTAAATCATCTATTTTTGAATATCAATTACCATATTACTTGAATCCCACTACATTTGATGAATTAGAACGGTGTATTTCTACATATTGTCCAAGCGAAATCATTATTAATTCATCTACTTTAGACGAATCCGTTCTCGCCGCAATATTACAATTTTCAGGAACGAGAACCCAATTAATTCATAAAAACGGATGTAATAGTTCCGCTAAAGAAATAGTGGATAAATGTTCTCAACAAAAATACATTCAACATATTTTAGCCACTTTTTTCGGTGAAGAAAGTACGCAAGTTTGCGCAGAGTTTCATACATACAACATTGCAACCCAGGCATTTTGTTATTTATTACATTTTATTCAAGAACATAATCCCAATTTAGTTCGGAAAATCGCACTCCCTTTATTTAGCAATAGTTCCAAAAACTTAATTTTGGCGAATCATACATTGAAACAGCTAAATATTATCGACGATGCATCTATTGATGGAAAACAAAATGGACAATTTTCATCTGTTTTATCATTTTTAAACAAGTGTTGTTCTCCAATGGGAAAACGCGCATTTCAACAGCAACTTGTTCATCCCACGTGTACTATAGAATGGATTAATAGAGAATATCATATGACACAATTGTTTTTACTTCCTAAAAATCTTCCATTGATCCCCCTTTTCCGGAAATATTTAGGAGAACTTCGCGATTTAGAGAAAATCTGTCGCCAACTATTGGCGAAGAAACTCTATCCTGCATCGGTTTTCCATTTATATAAAAGTGTGGAATTATTGGAACAGTTGTCTATATGTTTAGCCGAAAGTGGTGAAATCACCGATTATTTAGAACAAGGTTCTCCAAATGGTAAAAACATAGGTGCTATAACAATGATTATATTGAACTACATAAACAAGTATTTAGTGATTGCTAAATGTGCAGGTTGTCAAACAATGCAAGTATTTGATGAAAATATTATTCAGCGGGGGGTTTCAAAAGATTTAGACACATTGATTGATCAATATAAAGAGAACTTGGACAATTTCAATAAAATCCGAGAATGGCTAAATAATTTGATGCGGACTTCCGAAAATACTAATAATTCAGCAAATGATACAGACTATATCAAAATACATACTACGGAAAAGTCGGGTAATACATTACAAATAACTAAAAAACGTGCATCGGCCCTAAAAACCATATTGCGAGGTTTAGGCAATCAGACAGTTACTTTAGCAGGAGGGATGTATTTCTCAGTTGCAGACATAAAGTCCTCTTCGGCATCCACCTCCGCCGATGAAATAGAAATCCCTTGTTTAGACAAAATATGTAAATCACTTCTTAGCTTGAAAGATAAAATCAACGAAAAAATCAGCGAGGCATATTTGATGTTTTTAGACAATTTTGAAATACAATGTTTAGCCGATATAGAATATTTAGCAAAATATATTGCTAGAGTGGATGTTCTCCAATGTAAAGCCTATATTGCACAAACATACAACTATTGCAAACCGGAAATAGTACAACATACCAATGCATTTGTAAAAGCGAAAGGTTTGCGACACGTTCTCATTGAACATTTACAGAAAAACGAGATATATGTTCCCAATGATATATGTTTAGGCAATTCTGTAGGGGGTAGTCAATCCGACCCGACAAATCCTTTAGGAATATTGTTGTATGGCACAAACGCCGTAGGTAAAACGAGTCTTATAAGGGCACTTGGTATTGCGGTCATAATGGCACAGGCTGGTCTATATGTTCCGTGTTCTCAGTTTGTATATAGCCCATATAGCGCCATTTTCTCCCGTATTTTAGGGGTAGATAACTTGTTCAAAGGTCTTTCTACTTTTGCTGTGGAAATGTCGGAATTGAGAATGATATTGCGTAATGCGGACAACACATCGCTTGTTTTAGGCGATGAATTGTGTTCGGGAACGGAAACGGAGTCCGCGCTGAGTATTTTTATGGCAGGGTTGATGGATTTGCATAGGAAACAGTCGTCTTTTATTTTCGCCACGCATTTCCACGAAATTATACATTTTGATGAAATGCGCAATTTAGGAAAACTGGTATTGAAACATATGGCAGTGCATTATGACCGAGAAATGGATTGTTTAGTCTATGACCGATTGTTGCGGGATGGTCCGGGTAATAGAATGTATGGGTTAGAAGTATGCAAGTCACTATATTTACCGGAAGATTTCTTGGAAGAAGCATATAAAATAAGGACGAAATATTATCCTAATGCCCGGGGCGAGCTTGCTCGCCCTACTACCACATACAACTCCCAAAAAATCCGGGGTATTTGCGAAATGTGTAAAACTGAAATTGGTGAAGAAATACATCACTTAGAACCTCAAAAACAGGCAAATACACAGGGATTTATAGGAACATTTCACAAAAATCACCCGGCCAATTTAATGAGTTTATGTGAAAAATGTCACGCTAAATGCCATCACAATTCAGTAGACAAAGAAGAATCTATTACTAAAACCCCCCCGGTTTCTCGCAAAAAAACAACAAAGGGGTATATGGTAAAATAATGTGCCACAATTTGTATAATGTGAGAAACTCAGGATAACTATGTTCTCCGGATTTCAATCTATTTGTGTGGTCTTTAGGAGCTAGCAAACTGAGTTATACCACCAATTTATGATTTAGGCGAAACTACCTGGAGGTGGAGGAGAAATACTGGATATTATTGGAGGGGATGGAGTACCTACAAGCATAGGTGGAACCGGCCCGGGTGCCGCAGGCATATAAGGTAGTTTATCTGGCAATACAGGAAGCTGGAATTGGGGTGTATTGGGACAATTTCCATAGCATTTACCTTGATAATAATAAAAATCTTTGTTCAATATATTAAAATCACTATAGTTGTCTTTCATTATTGGACCACTTTCCCCGCCGGCAACGCATTTTTGTCCACCTAAAAGAACACAGCAAGTGGTTGCTGCGCAAGTTTCATTATTGATTGCATTACAATTTTGTTCAAGTTGTATGGAATCATTGCGATATTTATTGCAAAATCCACCACCTCCGTCGGTTGTTACATAGGTTGGTGTATTTACTATAGCATTCGTTGCTCGTGATAAAAATACACTGTCTTCGTAATATGGAACATAACTAGTTGCTCCATATTTATAAGATCCGGGTTGGTAATATACGATGTTTCCTTGAACTGCATTAGATACAACATCTACTAAATTGCCATTGACATCATATACTTTTTCTTTACCCATTTGTGTATTGTATATGTTATTCGCTCCAGTTGCCTGCAAATCGTCGTGATATTCTACATTTAAATTGTCGCTATTATATTTTGTTTTTGCATCTATTTTAGATGGGTCAATGATCGGAGTAATAGTAGGACCTTTTATAGTTGCTGGATTTGGAGGTATAGTAGTTGAGCTTTGTACTGGAGTTTGTACCGGAGTTTGTACCGGAGTTTGTACCGGAGTTTGTACCTGGGGATTGCTAGACGTTACTGATACGGATCCAGGAGACGGAGCAGATGATGCTGCCATAGTGGTCGCACCCTCCAATCTTGTATAACTATTCCACATACCAACATAAACGGAAAGCGATAGGAATAAAATTAGAGATAGAATAAGAAGTATATACTTGGGCATATTTATATTATAAACAGATATATTCACTTGCATAAAATTGCATTTTTTCCTATGTGTCTAAACACTCCTATTGTAGTATAAGGGTTTACAAAATACACGTTATAGGTTTAGAAAATTGATTATAATTACAAACAAATTAAAAAATGCACTAAATATATATTATAGATTATTATACAACAAAATGATTATACCAGTCAAATGTTTTACTTGCGGCAATGTTTTAGCCGATAAATATAGATATTTCTTGGCTGAAGTACGTAAACGAAAATTACAAAACAATATCAATTTAGACAAAGTGGTTTATTTAACCCCAAGTAATATAGAAAAAACCCCGGAAGGTATTGTATTAGACGAATTGGCACTAAAAAACGTATGTTGCCGTCGTCATATGCTAACCCACGTAGATATTGCATAAGTATAAATTGATATGAGTAAATGGGTAAATAACTAGTTATAAAAATAGATAATTGAATATAAAATCCAACAAAAATCTTTTTGTAATGATTATGTATATGACTACAAAAAAACAACAGTCTCGTAAAAATAAATCGCGTTATAACAAAAAACAGCAAAAGCAACAAAAGCAACAAAAGCAACAAAAAAAACAAAAGTTTTTTGTTGGCGGAACGTGTGCAATGTGTGGATCGTGTATGAATCAAAATAATATATCGCCGATATTTCGTGGTGGTAAAAACTGTACGTGGAAGCGTCGACGTGGTGGAAATGATAATCCGCCGAGTTTTGACGGATCATTGCCACAACGATATTACTATTCATCAAATACACACGAGCAAGATCCTAACAATCCAACTGCCCAAATTGCAACACGACAACTTCCTGTTATAAGAGGCGGAAAAAATCGCACCAAAAAGACGACAAAAAAAGGCGGTGCATTAGGTTTTTCTTTTTTCAATGGGCAAATGGGAACCGATTCCGCATTTAATCCATTGAATACAATTGGTGATATAGCAACTTCGCAAATTGGATCAAATTACATTTCAGGAAATGTCAATTCAACCACCTTACCAAATCCATCGGTATTTAGTCAACCTGCCGAAACAAAATACAATATATATAATAGGCCTATGGCATAATGATTCATATATTTTATACCCATTACACGTGCGAAATACATATTTAGGTGCACTTTTACAATTCATTGAAACATTCACTAGTAGTGGGAATGAGGCTTGAATGTAATAAAAAGGTGTAAATATTTACTAGCTATTTTTCTAAATACTATATATATATCAATGGCTAGTCTTCCTGGATTGAAAAATGTATGCACCCCAGCATTTGTATATTTTGTACTTTCATTTATTACATTGTTGGCAATGATTATACAAAACTTGGGTAACCCTACGTCTTATTGCATTGGTAGATATAGTTGCAATGTAACCGATGTAAATATGTTGTTTTTGATGAAGTTTGTCTATGTTATATTTTGGACGTGGTTGCTGAATATAATATGCCGCCAGGGATATGAAAGCATATCTTGGATATTGGTTCTATTACCTTATTTATTGATGCTTATTTTTATTTTAGCATTGTTTATTCCTAAATAATTTACATTCAATAACTTTATCATAATATTATAACTAACTGTTCACATAGTTATTTATGAAAACGAAAAACAATCGCCGTAGCGGTGTTCATAATAATCACACTAAAAAACTTGGAATAAAATCGGTACTAAAAGGTTCAACTATATCAAAATTACATCAAGGATGGATCCATATAACTATAAGTGGAGAACCATTTGAACGTGGGTTTCAACACGGTCATTTATTAGCAAATCATTTCAAACACATTCACAAAGTTCTCGTATTTACTGTTAAAAACGAGTTCAATATCAGTTTAGATGAATATATGAAAACTTGTGCTAAACTGATAACGCCAAATATTGCTAAATATCATCCCGAGTTTTTAGAAGAAATAAAAGGTATTGCTAAAGGCGCAAAAGTATCTGTAGATTTTTTGGTTGCGTGGAACGCCTTATTGTCAATGTATTCTTATTATGACACACTCAAACAAAATGGTGGCCAAAGGTGCAGTGCATTCATTGCTTGTGGAAATGCAACAAAAGATGGCAAAATTGTTATGGCGCATAATACTCATTCGGATTACGCAACTGGACCTTTAGCAAATATTATTATGCGAATTGTTCCTACAAAGGGACATTCGTTCGTAATGCAAACATATGCTGGATATATAGCTAGTGGAACCGATTGGTTTTTGTGCGATACAGGTATTATTGGGTGTGAAACAACTATATCTGATACAAAATATGAACCCCAGTTCGGAACACCCTATTTTTGCCGGATTCGCGAAGCAATGCAATATGGAGAAACTTTAGACGAATATGCCGAAATAATGTTGAAAAACAACGCCGGGGATTATGCGTGCTCATGGCTTTTTGGGGATATACACCGAAATCAAATTATGTTATGTGAAATAGGTCTTACTAAATCAAATGTACAAATAACTACCGATGGTATTTTTTACGGAATGAACTCAGCGATGGATTTTGAATTGCGAATGTTAGAAACGAACGACCGAACATTTAATGATTTAGGAGATTCTTCGGGGGCTAGAAATGCGCGATTGAACGCGCTTTTAACAGACAAATACTATGGCAAAATAGATGCCGATATTGCTAAACATATCATAAGTGATCATTATGACTCAAACTTGAATAAAATTATACCTACATCATTGACGGTATGTAAACATACGGACTTGGACCCGGGCGCGAAGCGCCCTTTTTATCCTTGGGGATGTGTAGACGGTAAAGTAACTACCAGTTCTATGGCAAAAAATCTGGAGTTTATAGGACGACAAGGTCCTGCGTGTGGAAAATCATTTTCAGCTAAAAAGTATTTAAAAGACCATCCGGAATATGAATATTGGAGACCAGTATTACAAGATATGCCTACCTATAAATGGAAAACCCTGTAAAGGTAAAATTAAAAAATGATAATATATAAACATAACAATTTATATACTATATACCCCATATATACACATAATGTCATATCGAACATATTTAGACATTTTTTGTACAAACATAGAATATTTAACTTTCGGAACAACTTTTATGATAAAAGTAAAAGACAATGAACCTAGACAAGCAAGTTTTGGACATTTTGCTCATTGTGGGTCTACGTTTATTGTAACATATGTAGATGGTACGATTGAAACATTTGATGTTGATGATGATACTGTTTTATTACATTTATTACAGAAAGGTGATACACATATTCCATATTATATGAGATAATGAGTTTTAGGTACGTTTACCTTTTTCTCTAATAATTGTTATTTAGCGATTAATTTATCCCAGTGAAGATTTTATACCATTTCGCATGTAAAATGTGTAATCCTGCGTATTGAAATATTCATTGGTTTAATTTACTACTTACTATGTTTTCAGGATTTCCTCGCAATCCAATATAAAATTGAAATATGCATTCCCTAATTGTTGTATATCATATTGTTGTAATATTTATTATATTTCATATTTATACACCCTATTACTATCACTATCACTATCACTATCAAAATGCAACTTCGTTCTGGAAAAAATATTCAAACAGTATCAGTAAGTTCAAATGATTCACAATATAATTTGAGGTTTTATGGAGAATGCAATCGCGTAAATATAACAATGACAATGGATAATGAAATATCTTCCAGTAAGCCATCCACCCCGATTATTGCTAAACATTCTATGACTCTTAGACCAAGAAAATCCGAAGTTTCACATCTTTCCGTACATTTAGAAAATCTACATATAAATTGTAATCACGAATTGTTTAGAGACTGGTTGATTGCTAGATTGAAAGGATTCATTGAAGATTTTCACAAAATAAATAACAGGAGCTATAAAAAACTTGTTCTGGAAAGATCGCAATTGTTTGTTGAAATGACTGCAGTGTTGTATGACCATATTGACTATATTACATCTTCAGGCGAGTTTGTGAAGTTTTCGCACGTTCTCTATTCAAAACTATGCGAGTTTATTCGTGAAATTACTGATCTACTCAATGTTGCGAAACAAGGTACTTATGGATCTTGCAATTTCAGCTACAACGAGCGCACATTCTTGGGAAATGTACGAGCAGATATTGTCAAACTTTCAGTAATTATGAAGTCGCGTCTACCTATGCTCGTTGCATAAATATTTGTATATGAAATTGTAATACTACATAATTAGCATAACGCCATTGAGACATCTTTTATATATGTTTTTATTGTAGATATCAAGAGTTATATGAAGCTTATTTATCATCGTAGTATACTGTAAAATATAAGGGTGGGCAGTTTTGGGTTTCCGCAAATTGTGAGTTGAGTTGGGAGTAAACAATATAAACTATGTGGAGTTTATATTGTAATATATTGAAATATCACAAACGCTTTCTACAGGTATCGAACCTGTGACCTTGCGGTTAACAGCCGCATGCTCTACCGACTGAGCTAAGAAAGCAATACTAAATATACTTATATTCATATATATTCAGACCCCAGTATATGTCATTGCAATACCTTCGTTACTAGGTCCTACCGAGGTTCGAACTCAGGTTTCCAGATTCAAAGTCTGGAGTGATAACCACTACACTATAGGACCGTTCAATCTAACAATGAACTAAATATTCAACGTTTTGAGCCTTTCCTGGCTATTTTATAGCTAGTGTCCTCTTTATATTTGTTTTGTGAATAATATATTTATTGTTATTATTATTATTATTATTATTGTTATAAAAATAAAGAATATACTAAGGAAAATTGATTTAGAAATAATTTTATTTATTGTATAATATAATACCATTATATATTTAGAAGAAAATGAACCCTGCAATTACGAATCAAAGTGAAGACGGTGATGTCTATAGTTTTACATTGAGCGGCGTTAATGTAAGTTTAGCAAACGCGCTTCGCCGTATTATTTTGTCGGAAATCCCGACATATGCATTTATTACAGATACATATGAAAATAACAAGTGTAATATAGAGGTCAATACCAGTCGCTTGCATAATGAAATCATCAAACAGCGATTAGGCTGTATTCCTATACACGAAACTGATTTGGATATTTTAACCGACAAATATGTTTTGGAAGTCGATGTAAAAAATCAAACGGACAATGTGTTATATGTCACTACCGAACATTTTCGCATTCGTAATAAGTCCACTGGAAATTATTTGACTGAACAGGAAACTAAACGTATTTTCCCAGCCAACCGTATTACATCACAATACATTGATTTTGTGAGATTGAAGCCCGGGATCAGCGATTCTATTCCGGGGGAACAATTGAAATTGACGGCCGAGTTTTCAGTTTCAATGGCTAAGGTAAATAGTATGTATAATGTGGTTTCCAAGTGTGCATATGGTAATACTCCGGATTCCACTAAAATCTCCGAGGCTTGGGAAGAACGTTTAGCCAAAATGGTAAGTGACGGTATGACTGAACAAGAAATCAATTTCCACAAAAATAATTTCAATACACTTGATTCTCAACGTATATTTAAACCCGAATCATTTGATTTTGTTGTTCAAACGGTGGGAGTATATGATAATCGCAGTATTATCAAAAAAGGGTGCGCAGTATTGCAAAACAAGTTTGTGGCAATGATTGACGCTATTAATAGTGATATTATACCGATTGAAAGGAGTGAAACCACAATGGACCAGTGTTTTGATATTACATTGGAAGACGAAGATTACACTATGGGAAAAGTCATTGAGTTTGTGCTATACGATTCGTATTATGAAGGCGAAAAAATATTGTCATTTTGCGGTTTCAAAAAGTTACATCCCCATTTGTCATATAGCACTATTCGGGTAGCGTTCGGAAGAGATCCAGGCAATGAAGGGCGTCGTGTATGTAAAGATATGTTAATTGACGCTTGCACACAGGCACAAGAAGTATATTCAAAAATATTTAGTATGTTTTAATGTATACTAATAATTCCAAAATATTGTGTAGTTTTTATTATCTATTACAAAATTGAAATACTTTTTTAATAGATAGTGTATAACAATTCAATACAACTTGATTATTTAGACCCATTTTCCATATATTTAACGCATACCCGAAAATATTAACTTATATAGGATGACCGAACTAATTGCTTTTAAAAATCTTCCCATTGTCATTGTCAATATCATATTGGATTGGTGTCGCAATCCATTCCACTATTGGTATCTCATAGTGGATGAAAAAACAGGTAAGTTATGCATTCGTCGGAATGTTTGTGCAACCGCACGGTTTATTTCATCCAATAGCGATCATCCGTTGATGGCGTTCACCGAGTTTGTATCAAATAATTATGTGGATAGCCAATGCAAACCCGTGACAATTCATATCTGTGGCGAAATAATACCAGCGCTGGAATGGTGTTTAAAAATAAATCGGGTACATCATCGGTTTAATGACGAAGAATCGTGTGAATGTTACGTAGCATATGAACGTAACCAAAAAATGGAATATATATGCTTTTCTGGTCATTGTTATACTTCGGATCTTACCAATCCTACATACTTTTGTAATTGCACGCTATATTCATTCAATGAGGAATCTCGGCAATATTTTGCACAATTGATTAATATCACTCATATTGGCAAGGTGACTGACTATACGCGTGGGATTACTATTCAAAACGATAAACCAATTGACTTTTATCACAAATGCAAATTGCTTTCAGATGAATACGATCGCAGGCGAATGACCGACCGATATGCTAGAGATACAATGCTTGAGAAAATGGGAGAAGATCCTGAAAAAATGGATGTAGCAATCGGATTGCTCAATCACAATTTCAATCCTTATTTAAACATTTATGAAATGGATTGCAATAATGTTTGTAAATAAAAATATTTAGTGTATTTGTATATGTATGATTTTATTTAATAATGTATAATTATATTTCATATTACCATATTGAAAGACCCTTAACGGTTTTTTATGTATTTTCCGATGTATATTCAGGTTCTCTTTTTCCAGGTAATAAATATGGCACAATCAATAATTGCATAAACCACGTTCCTATTAGCAACCACATTGTGACAATGGTATTACCTCCCTGGTAAATAAGCCATCGCAATGCTTGACAATGTGGAGCAGGCGCAATAAATGGTGATAATAAGAATCCCGTAATTGTTGCAGGAACGCACGCCCATACATATATGTGAGGACATAAATAATGTGCTATTACCCAAAACGAATAAATCCAAGTCACATTGATGAATAAGTCTTTTAGTCTATACATAATTGTCATTTATATGTGTAATTTATATATGTAATTGGTAATATACACTTGAAAATAAGATATAACCCACATATATATTATTTTTCAATTTTCTAAATCTTACTTTAAGTAGTTTTTAATAAATACTATAACAAAATTGAAATAGATATATCGTATTATTCTTTATATCATTTAGAACAATTATTTTACTAAAATGGAAAAGAATATTAACAAACGTATTGAAGCTTATGTTACAGGGTTTAAAGATAGTATCAGATGCAAAATAACCGGATTAGATTTTCAAGAAAAGCAGAAAATAAATGAATTATTGGAATATATATATGATTATAACAGGCTAGTTCTTACAAAAGAAGATTTCGTAAAACGCAAGCGGGTAAAGAATGCTATACCATTATTGAACCGTTGCAATGCCCGGCGCGCAAATGGAGAACAATGTACTCGTCAAAGAAAAGAAGCGTGCGAGTTTTGTGGAACGCATAATAAAGGTGTTCCACACGGATTTATGTTAGAAGATGGAACAGAACACGTACCGCAAACAACTCAAAATCTGGAAGTTATAGCGGAAGAAATAAAGGGAATTGTTTATTACATTGATAAATATAATAATGTGTATAAGACGGAAGATATTTTAGCAGAACGCGAAAACCCTCAAATTATTGCAAAATGTGTAAAAACGGAGAGGGGGTATACGATTCCTGAACTTGGATTGTTATAAGTACAAGCAGTATACATATTACGCATCCGATGTGAATACTTTTCGTACAATACTTTCTTTTACAACTTCTTCGCGATTTTCCATAATAAAATCATTTACTTCTGTAGCCTTCTCTATATCACCTTTGTAAAAATTAGCCAAAATACCAACCAGATTTTTTTTGGTTATTGGCTTTTTGACGTTTTTTTTCGTATACATAAGCTGACCATCCTTTAGATCAAAACAGTCAATTTCGTTTTTGCGCATAACTTCCATAAGGTCTTTTGAAATATTTTTCTTCTCGGCTTTCCTAGCAGACTGTTCTTTTTGCAATATACGTATTTCATTATCAATACGAACCCACTCTTTAACACACTTTATTAGCTGTTCTTTAGTTTCCATTGGTATATATACTAATTATATATTTTTATATTCATTTTAATTTTACTATCTGATTTAGTAAAATACTTTTTTATTTTTTATTAATAGTATATAACTATTAATGAATATAATGTTCTCTAAGCCTAGATCAACATTACCTCCATCGGTCCGTCAAGATAATATTTCTATGATGAACATATTTAGTATGAACAGATTCGTTCGTCAGCAAAAACTAAATACGCAATCGGTACAAACTATACAAGAAGTTAAACAAGAACCTCAAAAAAATAAAATGAAATGGGGAGAACCTGTATGGTTTTTCTTTCATACTATTGCAGAAAAAGTGAAACAAGAAAGTTTTGCAATTGTACGTATGGAATTATTACAGTTAATCACCAGTATTTGCAGAAACTTACCTTGCCCGACTTGTTCTGAACACGCCACTCAATATTTAGCAAATACAAATATAAATAAAATCCAAACAAAAGAACAACTGATTGATTTCTTCTATACATTCCATAATGAAGTAAATAAACGCAAAGGATTTGCGCAATTTCCTAGAGAACTTTTATATGATAAATATTCTAAAGCAAATACATTGAACATAATCAATCATTTTTTGCTCAATTTATTGGATAAATCTTATAGCATTCGTATGATTGCTGATGATTTTCATCGAAAACGCTTAGTAGAAGATATAAAAAAATGGCTAGGTGCTAACTTGCAGCATTTTCAGCCATAACATATTTATATAGTAGTTAGTTTTACTATATTTTTTACTATATTTTTACTATATTTTTATAATATTTATAGTAAAAAGACAATTGTATATTCATAATATTCTATGTCATAATTTATAGTGCTTATTTATTTATTGTACATTTAAACTTTTGTTTAGATGGGCGTGAGCAAGTTTGTGCGTTATTTATACCATTAAAATATTGCAATTGAACCGCGCCAGTGCTTCGTATAATACGTGCCCATATAAATCCACATAACGAACCAATTGCAAATGCACTAAAGAGTCGTGCAAAATTAGTACAATGATTTGTATAATTCCAAATTGCCTCTGTTATAATTAATACTGGAAATAATACTAAGGTTGGTATATTTTGCATAGCCAAGTTATACTCAGCAATAATATCTACCAAATAAAAGAATGTATATGAGAATACAACCATCCCAAGTGGTATTTTAGATAATGCACCACTATCTGTCAATGTCAATGAATTGCATACAGCTATATTTTCTTCAGTACCTACTATGTCGGGTAATTTGAATATTGAGCCAAGAATCACTGCAAAAAATGATGTAAATAATAAACCTGCCAAATAAATAACCCCTTTTAAATCTTGATTCAATATAGATGATAATGTGAAAAAACTCACAATTATAAAAGGTGATAATCTAAATGCTGTATATAAAATATAATGAATATTCAACTTTTCCGGCATAATAAATCTATATATAGTTATGAGAAAGTTTATTTTCATCCGAAAAATATGAGAAGAATCTTCATTATTCTATATTAGGTTCTCTATTGTATTCTATTTCTTACTTTCAAATATATAAAAAATGACGTGTTCTATAGAACTTATTTCAATAAATGTTATTCCTTCTAAAAATGCCTTTTCCGCATATTTTTCCATAAACTCTTCATAGTCTTTATGATTGGATTCTGGATACAAAAATGTTTTCACACCTGCGCGAATACCCCCCAATATTTTTGCGTCTAATCCGCCAATGGCAGTTACTTGTCCTTGCAAATTGATTTCCCCAGTTATAGCAATAGTATTACTTATTGTCAGATTGTTCAATAAACTGTATATAGCAATGGTTATAGCAGTTCCAGCTGATGGCCCGTCTTTAGAAACCGCTCCTTGTGGACAATGTATATGTAGTCCTTGACATTTGGTTTCTTCAAATAGTTTTAGTAACGATTTTTTCTTTTCTAACGATGTCAATTTCCACGCCAAACTTTTCGCTACATTCATACTTTCTTTCATTACATCTCCTTGTAAACCAGTCAATCGTAGTTCTAAGAACGATGCTGATGGAAAAAACATTGTTTCAATAGGTATGATACCGCCTTTTCCTAAAGCATTTGCCCATAGTCCATTAATAATACCTATTGCACTTTTAGCAGGTATTTTCGTTTCTTGCACTTTATGATATTTTTTCAAATACTTTGAATCTAAATCTTCTACAGTAATATGCAATGGTATATCAATGTTCTCATTGGTGCATCGCAATAGTTCCAGATTTATTTCTCCGAACAAATCAAAAAGAACTTCTTTTAGTTTTCGCACCCCGGGTTCTAATGTATATGTTTCTATAATATATTCTATAATTTCGTCGGTTAATTGGACTGTATCGGAGAACCCCATTTTTTCATTAATTTCCTTCAATATATAGTCTTTTACAATAACCATTTTATCATCTAGCGTTAAATTACCAAACCGAACACGGTGAATACGATCTAACAAAATACGGTCTATATTATCTGGGTCATTATAGGAAAAAATAAACAAGGCTTTTGATAAATCTAGGTTTATACCACTGTAATATTTATCTTGAAAACAATCATTTTGCGTAGTATCTATCAAATGGGTCAATATACCAATGATTTCTTTACCGTGTTCAGTCTTACTCACTTTATCCAATTCATCCACATAAATAATCGGGTTCATACACTTAGATTCCATCAGTATATCTGTTATACGACCCCATATAGAATTGACATATGTATAACTATGCCCTTCTAATGTGGAGCCATTACACGACCCTCCCAACGCAATAAATGCAAATGGTCTAGATTGCCCGTTCTCATCTATCAAACATTTAGCCAATCCTTTTTTTGCAACCGATGTTTTTCCAACACCCGGAGAACCTTCAAATCCAAAACAATACCCGGTTTGTTCTCCATTCATCCATTGCCCTATTATTTTAAGTATTTGATTTTTTGCATAATCGTGACCGTGTATAGAATCATTTAGTACTTCGGTTATCATATTCATATCATTTTCTATATTTTTAATTTCGGTTTGTATTTGGAGTATTTCCGAATTATTTTTAGATAAAGGAGAACTTGTATCCTTTGTTATATAATTATATATTTTTGGTTTATATGTAGGATACATATTTAAAAACCTGTATATTTGTTCTCTGGCTTCCTTCTTTTTTTTAGAAAATACAAAGGATAGTCCATCATTTTCAATATAATCTTGTATATATTTCACTATATATGAAACGGTTTTTGATTCAATTTTAGTAAGTGGGGCATTTTCAATGATTCCATTTGTTCCAATTTTAATATTTAGCGTATTTAACAAAAAATTATCCATTTGCATCACAAGTTCTCCAGATATAGCAGATGTATATTTGAGTAATTCGGCATTTGTATATTTGGGTTTTTTATGTATTTTTATTGACGTACTCTGCATATCTTGTTTCAATAACAATTGAATAAACTTTGCATTATTGTTTTTTACTCTTTGTAAAATCGGTTCTTCTCTGTAGACACCAAATGGTATTTTCAACAATCCTTCCAAATATTGTTTCGCTTTTGAACTTGTATCGTCGCCCTTTCCTTTTATTTCTTTCAATTTCAAAATCGCCTTTTCTTTTATATATTCAGGCACTTTCATTAAATATATTTGCTGTTCTATAGAGACGCGATTAATATCATATTTATTTATCATATCTTGTGTATATTTTACAGTAAACTTCATAACATCCTTGAATTGTATTTTAGCAGGCCAAGGAAAACTATCATAAATAAGTATTTGATCTACAGTATTAATGATTTCTCCAACTACGTAATTTTGGCTAGATGAAAATGAGTTTGATCCTCCGCCTACATTATTTGCAGTAATGACATCGTATAACATATATGTTATATATCTAACCTCATCATCTATGTGATATGCTAACAAGTTCAATAGCATTGTTCTCTGTGAAAACACGTCCATTTCTACAAACTTTTTAATCAATATATCTGTCTTGTTTTGTTTAACCATCTTTACATCTTTTATAACCACCCAATATTTTTTGTATATATCTTCATCCCCCCATATTAAAAAATCTTTGAGACACATCATATCAATCACCCGTTCTAAAATGTTTTTATCTATAAGAGAACCTTCCGGTAAATTATTCATTATGTCTTGTTTGCGGGTTTTTATATATGGTCCAGAAACACATTTAACTATTATATCATCAATCATACCGGTTACTACAATCGCCTTTTGAGTATTTTCATCTTGCAAAACCACGCGTATTCCGTATATTTTACTGTAAAAGTTCAATTTGTTTTGTTGTACAGCCTCTATATCATAACATTCGTAATTATGAGAACGTTCAATGTGTATAATATCTTCTACAATTTTATTAGAACATAGTGTATAACACGATTTTTCCGGTTTTCCGGTAATAGTTTTGTATCCGATTGGATGTATGTATTTTCGGATTAATTCAATTTTATTTTGCAATTCGGTGGTGTCATATACAATATTTTTGTATTGAGAACCTATGCATACATATAATAAATCGTCAAACATATTTGTCCCAAATCCGCAAATAATAATGGATAATTTGTCAATAATGTATTGCAATAGTGAAATCAAGTTCTCAGTATATTCTTTCATATATGTGTTTTCGTTAACATTTGCATTAGCAACCTTTTCTATGATTTCATTTGATTTATCATATAGATCATTTATGTTTTGTATACAAAGTGCAACATCACTATTACTAAATATATCGTGCTTTTTGTAATTTTGTATAGATAAAATTGTACGCCTCATTATTTCTTGAAAATACAAGGTTTTTTCACGGATAAACTGCATTGTTTCCATATTACTGTTTTGCAATGCGGTTTTCATTTTTACCGTGTTTTTCAAAATTGTATCTTTAGAAACCTTTTTCATATTACAAAGATATAATTTATATTCATAGAATAAAAGACCTTAGTGTCTTTATAATATTTATTAAAAACATATAAATACAATTATCTGTTATATATAGATATACTTATTTGCATACACCTCATAAACACTATGGGAATACCAAGTTATTTTTCATATATTATCAAAAACCACGCACATATATTGAATACATTGCATTATCAAAAAAATGTTGCTAGAACCCCCTTTTCAAAATTGTATATGGATTGTAATTCAATTATATACGATGCTTTTCACAATTTAGAAAAACAAGAAGTTTATCAAAAAATGGATAGTGCCGAAATTGAACGGTTTATTATTTCCGATGTGATTGCTAGTATCAAAAAATACATTCATTGCATCAACCCTTCGTCAAATATCTATATTGCATTTGACGGTGTTGCGCCATTTGCTAAAATGGAACAACAACGAACTCGCCGATACAAATCGCAATATTTATCCGAATTGCCGTTTATTTCTTCAAAGTCTCGTTGGAATACTGCATCTATTACTCCAGGAACCAATTTTATGAATACGTTGTCCGAACAAATTGCCCGCGAGTTTGAACATAAAGAGGCCGCCTATGGAGTAAAACAAATAATTGTATCTGGGTCAAATGTTCCAGGGGAAGGAGAACATAAGATGTACGAACATTTGAGGGCAAATTGTAATAAACAAGAAAATGTTGCCATATATGGATTGGATTCGGATCTTATTATGTTGTCTATTTTTCACACTGTATATTGCTATAATATTTACATTTTCCGCGAAGCCATTGTTTTCGGCGATAGTAACCGGCTTAAACAACACTCGCCATCTGATAGTAAGCTTCCCCTGTTTTTAAATGTGCATAAATTGATGAAGTCTATTTGTAAAGAAATGGATTGTGGTAGTTTCTATGATAAATATAGGGTTTTTGACTACGTATTTTTGTGCTTTTTCTTGGGAAATGATTTTTTGCCGCATTTCCCAGCTCTCAATATTCGCACACACGGAATACAGGTATTACTAGATACGTACAGACAAGTAGTCGCAAAACCGGGGCAATATTTGATTACAATGGCTGGTGACCAAATTGTATGGAAAAACGTCAATATATTGGTAAAAGAATTGGCGAAAAATGAACATAATCTTCTATTGCAAGAATACGACTTACGAGACAAATGGGATAAACGCCAATGGCCGGAAACTACGCCAAAAGAAAAAGAAGAACTTATTAATAATGCACCGGTAATATTCAGAGCCGAAGAGAAGTATATATCTCCGAATGATGCACATTGGGAAACTAGGTATTACAATTCACTTTTCCATAAACCCGAAACAGATGACCACGTAGAATATGTGAAAGCGGTTTCCATCAATTATTTGGAAGGATTGGAATGGGTATTCAAGTATTACACAAAGGGATGTCCAGACTGGAAATGGAAATACAACTATCATTATCCACCCTTGTGTGCAGATTTAATAAAATATGTTCCCCATTTTGCAACCGAGTTTATATGCAAAAATACCAACGCGCCATTTTCACCATATGTACAATTGAGTTATGTATTACCTCCCGCACAAATGCATTTGTTACCTGAAAAAATACGCAACCATTTGTTTACAATGTATCCGGGATTATCAGCTAAAATGGAGTTTCAATGGGCGTTTTGTAGATATTTTTGGGAGGCACATAATAAAAATGCCCCGTTTGGATTGAAAGAAATGGAACAATTACAGAAAGAATTGCCTAGATTATGTTACATATGACATCTATATTAACGAATTATGCGGTCATTTGGTTAAACAATAACAAAAAATAATATAAATATATTTATACTATTTTACAAAACATACAATATGTTAGATCCAACTCAATTGATTGAAATGACTATATATTCTAAAATTATTGGCGAAGTATCTGGAAAAATAACGAGTGATATTCGTATTGTTATAGCCATATCTATTGTTTATTTTTTGTACAAAAATATTCCAGAAACTTATTATACAAAGCTGTTATCATATATAAATGATAAACCTGAATCATTTATTGTAATACCATCGCATAAAAAAAATTATTACATAGCTGGATATACTTCAAAAGAAGTTACTAAGCTAAAATACAGTCATAGGTTCAAAGCATTACATCATTTTCTATTACATACTTGCAAAGTAAACTTTACCGAGTTATATGAAATAATGGAAATTACAGACAATTGTAAAGAATATTCTCATACCGAATTGGAGGAATATATATTGATGCCATACCAAAATAAAAAAGTGCAAATATGTGCTGAGTTAAATATTTATTTGGAAATAACTGTGTCAGTTGAATCAAATGAAGACAAAGATGATAAGTCCAAGAAAACTGCCCAATCGTATAAACAGTATTTGTGCAAAATCTCTACACCTGTTAGTAATAACAGAGTATTGCATATGTTTTTAGATAGGTGTATAGAACAACATAATAATTATTTGAAAAAGAACACGAGTAAGCAATATATATTTGAATATAGCAAAACGGAATATGATGATAATGACCGAAAAGTTGCTAAATATATTGAAACGCCTTTTATTTCAAACAAACATCTTGACAAAAATATATTTTTTACAGAAAAAGCCCAATTTATGAAACAACTAGACAAGTTTGTACATAATAGGGAAAAACATCAGGCCGAATATGAAGAATCTGGTCAAACGTATAAACTAACAATGGTATTACACGGCAGTCCTGGTACAGGTAAAACTTGTATAGTTAGGGGTATGATGAATTATACTGGCAGAGATGCAATATTAGTTCCTTGGTCAAGAATAAAAACGTGTGGAGAATTGTCTAGTATTTTAAGATCAAACAAATTCAATGGAAAGACAAAGGAATTAAAAGATTTGATATTTATTTTTGAAGATTTTGATGCAAATTACAATAATGCATTGAAAGCTAGAAAAACGAAATCAGAGAAAAAAACATACAGTTCAGAAGATGGTGATAGTGATGTTGATTCTCAAGTTGATATAACTGTACTAACAAATAAATTGAGTGAAACTGCAAATACTTTGAATACACCAAATGAATTGGTGGAACAAATAAAGTTATTGAAAGAATATGCTACAAAAACAATGAACATGGTAAATAAACCAGTGGAAGATGAATTGACATTAGAATATGTATTGAATATATTTGACGGAATAGTGGAAATGCACGACGCAATAATCGTATTTACAACAAATCATTTAGAAGACATAGATCCGGCGGCAATCCGACCGGGGCGAGTAGATTATATATTGGAATTAAAAAATGCAACAAAGGAAACAATAAAAGAGATGATAAAAAAAAAATACAAGTTATCAAAAGAAGAAATGTTGAAATACGAAGAATATTTTAGTAAAATGAAAGACTACACTATAAGTCCAGCATTAGTGCAAAATTGGTGTTTCAAATATAGAAAAGAAGAAATAGAAGAAATGATGAAAGAAATGATGAAAGAAATGTCAAAATAAATGTATAGAGAAATAAATACTAAAGATCATCAAAGAGGGCATCAGAACCCCCATTCTTAGTAGTGGTAGTATCGTCAATAGTATGAGTATGAGTATGAGTATGAGAAGTATCAAAATTATCAAATAGAATATCAGAAACAAAGTCCTTCGTATCAGAAGGAATATCAGGAAGGGTAAATCGGTCCGCTAAAGAAGATGTCTGTAAATTGTCATAGACAAATAATAAATCACAATTTTTACGAGAAGTATCAGGTTCCCATTCTCTATATCCAATGAGAACAATAGTACCAAGAGAAATCAAATTACCAGACTTGTGTCTCCCTTTGAACTTGTTGCGAATATGACACAATAATTTGGTACCATCAGCCAATAAAACATCGCAAGAAGGACCAAACATTTTAGTAACAATGGCTAATTGCTCCATATCACACGTAGGCACAGGAAACCCAGCAGCTCCAGCCGCGAAAGATTTTCGTGCCATAGATTTAGCACCTTTACCGCCTTTCGTATTCTTGACCATTTTGATAGTATTAAGAAGTAGTGTATAATAAGTAGTGTGAATAATATACCATCCACGAGTATGATATATTAAAAATCAATTTTCTAGTAGATGATGAATGATCTTCCAGAAAGCACCAATCCTACAAGGTGCGTCTAAGGACACGCCGTATAGGAATTGCAATTTTCTGGAACCCACCTTTGTATATTGAATATAACCGATAAATCAATATCCTACTCATATCTAGATAAGGGGCGCCGAAGGCGCCCGGGGGCGAAGCCCCCCTGTTACACCGGTGGCACAGACCGGGCCGGCGAAGCCGGACCGCACCGGGTGCGAAGCTACCGTGCATTATGCAGCGCAAGACTTTATACACAATGTTTATTCAAATGTTTTTCATAGAATCCTATAAAGAGATTTAGGAGAACTTTAGTTTCCAGGTTCTCCATTTCCTCAAAAAACCTTGCAGAATATTTAGGCGAACCATTCCATTGCAAAAGTTTGTATAACACATAGCGGCATTTATTTAGCCAAAAGGTTTCGCAGAATGTTTTTAGGGATGTGTAATAGAATATTTAGGAGAACTTTGGATTCTAGGTTCTCTCTTTTCCCCAAAAAACTAGCGAAATATTTAGGCGAATCATTCCATTGCAAAAGTTTGTATAACACATAGCGACCATTAGTTGCGCAAGACTTTATACAAGATGTTTAGCCAAATATTTTTGACAGATGTGTAATAGAATATTTAGGAGAACTTTGGATTCCAGGTTCTCAAGGATTTACGGAGTCCGTAGGACGTAGTCAATCCGCAATTTTCGGAGAGACGAAGTCTCGTACGAAAATCTCTTTTTACACAAAATTGGTTGAAAGATATTTAGGCGTTTTATTTCCCCAAAATCCATTTTACAATTCCCTTTCTGAAAAGTTTTAGGGTTTTCATTTTCATTGTTTTTTGCGCAAAGTGTTTTGAAAGGTTCTCCCTTTTTACAAAAAGATTTAGGAATATTTAGGAGAACTAAACACATCGAATAGTTGTGTATAACACAAAGCGGCATTGTTTGTCCCAGATGTATTCTATAACTCTTTAGCCAAATGTTTTGGGGATTCTAAAAAGAGATTTAGGAGAACTTTAGTTCCCAGGTTCTCTTTTCCAAAAAACAACGGAAGATATTTAGGAAAAAGTTGCGCGGAATATTTCTCCAAAATCCATTTTACAATTCCCCTTTCTAAAAGTTTTAGGGTTTTCATTTTCACTGTTTTTTGCGCAAAAGTGTTTTCAAGGTTCTCCCTTTTTACAAAAAGATTTAGGAATATTTAGGAGAACCATTCAATTGCAAAAGTTTGTATAACACATAGCCTCATTCATTGTCCTCAACTATATTTAGGAAAAATACCGAAAAATAGATATCCAACTCAAAAATCAATATGTCACTCATTTCTTGATAAGTCCCAATACAGGTTCTCCCCCAGAATGAAGTGTATAACACAATCCCCCTAGAAAATGGAGGGACTATATCACTATACCTTGGAAAGATATACAATACCAATTCGTGATATAGTATATGGTTGTTACACCGGTGCCTCCGGCCCCGGACCCCGGCCCGGGCGCCTCCGGCGCCCCATATACAGAAAATTGAAATCCTTTCCAGGACACATTGTATTGCATATAAACAAAGTATCTTTATTACACAGTTCTCCGAAAATGTATTCAAATAGTATTGAAAATGAAAAACCTAGTATCTTACTCATCGGTAATGCAGGAGTAGGTAAATCATCTTATATTAGAAAACTAGCCAACAGAGGATTCAGCGACTTCTATACTCCAACCACCGGGTACGTGGAAACATCTATAGCAGGTCTATGTAATTTTATAGAATTATCAGGTCAAGAACCCGCAAATATATATGCCGAAGAAGTTTTAGCAAGAGCCAACCGTATATATTTAATGGTTGCAAAAAACTCCAGAGCATCTATAGAACAGATCCCATTATGGATTAACAAATATAATCATCTCAATCTAAACTATACCATCTTGGTAAACAAATGTGATATAGAGCCCATCGGTTTCATCTTGGAACAGAGTTTGCACGAAGCGATTGAACAGTTTGATAACTATGTAAATATTCACTATATATCTTGCAAAGATGGACCATTGTTTGTATAACACGAGAACCAAGTAGTTTCTAGAAAAAGGTTAAAAATCATAGTATTACACAAGTTCTCTGAAAATGTTTTGGATAGTTGAAAAAAATAAAAATTGAAATGTCGTGGTTATCACCAAAGGCGCCACAAACGACTGGTTTGTTTTCTGTAAATCACTCGTGATTTTCAGAAAATTGAAATACATTTTTTATAATTGATGTATGTCAGATTATTCAAATACTTACTATCAAACACTCGTTATTCAAACACTCGTTATTAAAATGTCCGCCCAAAACGTTATTGTTAATACTATTGAGAATGTCGCTCCTGATGCTGTCAAGCAAAAGAAGCCTACATTGGCAGGTAAGTTCTCTAAATTGCTCAATTTTGGATATTGGTTTGCATCTATGACAGATTCTGAGGAGCTCAAGTCGCAACTTCACGCACAGCTTCGTCTCTTTGGCACAGTAGAAGAACAGACTGAATTGTTCGAGCGCTTCACTTCTGAAGAGAAGGATGTCGCAAAGATGATTCGCAAGAGTATTGCTGATCACAACAAGCCTCCCAAGCCAGTGAAGGAAAAGGCCACCAAGGCTCCTCGTAAGGGCAAGGCAGTTGTTCACCAAGACGAGCTGATTTCTCAATTGATTGCCGATGCTAACGCCGAAGTTGTTGAACCGAAGGTCAAAAATGCCGACGAGAAAGCCGCTAAGGAAGCAGCAAAAGCCCAAGAAAAAGCGGACAAGGAGGCAGCTAAGCTCGCCAAGGAGGAGGCTGCTAAACTCGCCAAGGATGCCAAGGAAGCCGAGAAGGAGGCAGCTAAGCTCGCCAAGGAGGAGGCAGCTAGACTTGCTAAGGAGGTCAAGGAGGCTGAGAAGGAAGCAGCTAGACTCGCCAAGGAAGCCAAGAAGGAGCCCAAGACTAAGACTACCAAGGCAACTAAATCCGAACCGGTTGCACCAGTTGTTGCACCAGTTGTTGCACCAGATGTTGCTCCAGTTGTTGCTCCAGTTGTTGCACCAGTTGTTGCTCCAGTTGTTGCTCCAGTTGTTGCACCAGTTGTTGCACCAGTTGTTGCACCAGCTCCTGAGCAAGTAGTTGATGAATTGGTAGCTGACGTCATTGAAGATCTTGCTGCTATGGCAATTGAAGCCCCTAAGGAGGTAGCTAATCAAGAGCCTAATGGCAAGAAAGCCACTACTAAAACCAAGGAGCCCAAAGCCGCCAAGGAGCCCAAAGCCGCCAAGGAGCCCAAAGCCACCAAGGAGCCCAAAGCCGCCAAGGAGCCCAAAGCCGCCAAGGAGCCCAAAGCCGCCAAGGAGCCAAAGACCGCCAAGGAGCCCAAAGCCGCCAAGGAGCCAAAGACCAACACCGCCGAGCCAGTTCCTCCAGTTGAGGAGGAAGAGGAGATCCAGACTCGCATCGCTACCATCGGAGACAAGGATTATCTCATTGATCAGGAGTTCAATGTATATAACATAGAAGAGCCACACGATCATATCGGAATTTATAATCAAGATACTGGCGCCATAGACGCTATATAAAAATATGCGTACCTGTATAATTATATAATCTGTATAAGTATTTGAAAAAATGTAATAATTAATTAGTAAATAAAAAGGGGTTAATACTCTTTTTTATTCATTTATCAATATCCTACTCATTTATCAATATGTCACTCATTTCTGGATAAGTATATAACAAGGTTCTCACATAATTTTACCAAGAAACAGCGAAAGACGGCCGAAGGCCGAATGGAAAGGGTCACAATGACGGCTGCACTGGACATCTCAAGGAGGCAAAGTACCGCACAAAGTCTAGCGCAAGAGTCTAGCGCAAGAGTCTAGCGCAAGAGTCTAGCGCAAGAGTCTATCGCAAGAGTCTACAAGAGTCTAGTACAAGAGTCTACTACAGATTTCTTACAATCAAATATTTTACAGGTTTTTCTAATATTATCTTTATTTTTCAAATAATATTTAACTGCTGAAATTTTATAATCTTAGCTTTTATGTGTCATTTCTATAATAAAATTAGAAAAAACTTACTCATAATTTGTCCCATTTTAAATCTTCAAGGGTGTAAAGTTCAAAGTTCTTTCCAAAGAAACTTGAGAACGTGAAGAATACCGACTTCGCTTAGGAAGCAATAGCACATCGGAAAAGTCCAATTTAACATCGTCCAAGATTTTCATATTCTATTGCACAAATGAACCAATCAATGGTATAAAAATATCCAACCACTATATTTATATAGTTGTTTCTATATAATAATCTTTTTCTATATAATAATCTTTTTCTAATCATTTCTAAACTCTATATGTATATTCAAATTTTTTACAGGATGATAAATATTTTGTTTACGTATATCATTTTTCACAAAATTATGTCTATAATGTATTTCAGCAAGCTCATCGGGAGTAGAATATTTCACCATATTTTTTTTAGCAACAGTTGGAAATAATGCCTCTATAAACCCTAATTTTTTATGTTCTAAAACATAATTATTAATACATTTCATCATATTTTTTGAAAAACGAACAGCGCAAACCATAGCACAATAGTAAGGAGGCGCGAATTTTATTTCTATAGAGTTCCAATGCCACGTAGATTTATTTCCATCACTTTCGTAATAATAACTTGACAACAAATCATCATCTATGTATTTTTCATCAATTTGTATAAGAGTATTTTCATTGTAAAAAAATACATCGTCTTCCATAAACCATATAAAATCACAATCAACGTTCTCTATACCAAAATAATACAATGCTTTATCCCATCCAGATATTAATTTGTTAATAATAAAATTAGAATCTGTATAACCGTGCAATTTGCAATTTTCATTGTTAATTTGTATAAAAGTTATATTTTTATATGTAGATATAAAATCCACTAAATTGATATCATTGTCATCCACTATAACCACTATTTTATATCTTGCAAACTCATTCAAAAAATCACACCATATTTTATGTGGACGTAAAGAAATTATACACAAATATCTAATGTACATCTAATATACCTCTAATATATATATATTGTATTTTATAATGCAAAAATAAACATAAAAGTAATTTCCTAAACAATATACCGCAAGAATAGCACCCACCCAATCACTATCATCCCAATGCAAAAATCAAACCTAAAATCAACGTTAAAATCAACGTTAAAATCTAATCTAAAACACATTTTAAGTGTATCGCAATTCACAAAACAACAAGTTCTCCAATATATAGAAAGAGCGTCACAATTCAAACAACAAGCATCATCGTCCTTACTACATAATATGGAAAATGGGTCGCGGTTGGATAAATGTCGTGCCATTATTCCCTCAATTGTAAATTTCCCCCATAAGACTCTATTAACAATGTTCTATGAACCATCTACCCGCACATCGTGCTCTTTCCAAGCCGCTGCCCTAAGACTCAATTGCAAAATCATTTCTATGACAGATAAGTATTCAAGTACTCAAAAAGGGGAAACGCTAGAAGACACCATAAAAACCCTGAATTATTATGCAGACGCAATTGTTCTCCGCCATCCGGAAAAAGGCGCTGCAAACAAAGCCGCTCAAGTTTCAAACATTCCTATAATCAATGCCGGAGATGGAAATGGAGAACATCCGACCCAAGCACTCTTAGATATAATGACTATTTATACAGAACTAAAACGCCGCAATATTGATATATCATCTCACGCAAGAGACCCGATCACAATTACATTTGTAGGCGATCTAAAAAACAGCCGGACAATACATTCCCTCATCTACATCCTAGCCCTTTTCCCCAAATTACATTTCATATATATAGCACCCCCAACGCTTGAAATGCCGGAAGAAATAATCGCGCAACTAAGCTCACTCCAAAGCACACCCCAAGACCCCCAAGACCCCCAAGACCCCCAAG